TTTCCAAGGCGGGACCAGCTGTCATCAGTGCTCTCATAGAGGGCATAACCTCTAAATTTAAAACTTTATTTTCAAGATACTCTCTTGTTTTCTTATCTATCTTATACATACAATTCTTTTCTATTTGTTTCTCAAAGAAATCAAAGTAACGAGACACAGTTTCGTGCCATTCTTCTCTTCTCTTTTTGGTGGGTAACCATCTAGCATATCTAGACTTGTGAATAAATTGTTGATAAACAGTTGGTAAAGTCGTCATCGTCTCCCTTTCATTTTAATTATGTTTCTAATATGTGTTAATGTCATAACCACATTGAGCATCATCATAAAGTATAGACCCTCTTGTATCGTCCATGTCCACCAAAAAAACTGTGAACAAATACCAAACAATGGTGCTTTCAGTGATCCGTTACCATACAAATAAACTGATACACATGCGGTCAGTGAACAGATTATCTCAAGTATCGGAACCTCAGATACTATCATTCTTTTTCTAGTAATTCAATATATCTATTTAAATACCATCGAGCTTTTTGCAAGTCTTCTAATCTCTTGCCTTTGTAGTTACACCTCCACGTATATTTCATAACTTGGCCACGTAAGTAGCCACGATATTCTTCAGGTGTAAGTGCAGCCTCGATGGCTTCGATACACTCAATACCCTTGTCATTATATTTATAGTGGGGTGGGTTGTTTACTAAATCGTCTGTCATTTTGCCTCCTCTTTGTGGGTCATGTTTAGTAAAACATTTAATCTCTTTCTTTGAAACTCTGTGTTGTTAGGCTCATTAATAAGTTTCCGAGCAAAAGCACGAACTTGCTGATAATTAAGGCCGGCAAGATCACAAACATCAACAAACCAAGTAGCAGTAACACCGACACTTTTACTGAACCACCGTACAGCATCCTCCCTAACTTGCACAGATTCTTTAGAAACATTTTCGTTTTCATTACTAGCATCAAGTAAAGCTTGATAAATAACGGCTCTGAATAATGCTCTTTCATTTTCTCCTTCCCTATTTCCCTCGGTGATCGTATCTAGTGTAGGGTCGATAGCAATCCGGGTTTGGTTTGGGTTTAACAAATATGTCTGTTGTATTGATTTCTTTTGGTCTTTCATCTATCCATTCCACTGGCACAAATCTATCTGCCCACATAAAATTATTGTTACTAAGCCAATCACCATAAGTTGTTTTACTAGTTTTGTAAAGTTTATTTCTAGAATTCTGTAATACAAATCTAATATCCAAATCTGGTCTCTGTTGTTTTATATACAGATGTTTGGCTCTATCTTCTTTTGTTAGTTGTCCTTTGAGTTCTATTATAATACCGTTTGATAATATAATATCTGGGGTATATGTTTTTCGAATCGCTGGGACTACATAAGGTATGACTAGGGTTTCATATTCAAAGTCAACTTTATCTTCATCAAGCTTACCACAAACAGTGGCTTCAAAGATAGATCTATAAAATCCTTTTTCTTTGCGCAGCACACTCATGGAATATCTTCTGAAACATTAGGTTCATTAACCACTTTGGTTAACCATCGTGGTCCTTTACTGTAAATAAACTTTCGTAGTCCTTGTCCATCGTTAGCATCAGACCAACAGTCATTCTTATATGCACAGTATGAACACCCTACACTTAATTTCATATTACCTGATGTGCCATCTGGTTCCTCATCATAACATCTCGGTGGTGGTTTATTCTTATCTTTTAGCGCAACTCTTAAATGTTTAATTCTTTCTCTTGCATTTGGTATATCTGATTTATGTGGACGACATAATGCTAATGCTCCACTTTGTTTATCAATAGCAAAGAAAGCTACCTTATCATTATTGTTTGCCTCTGAGTATGCAGCAATCTGGTGGAGATACCCAAAGGCATCTGTCTCTGGTGTAATATCATTGTCTCTAAATTTTCTAAAACCAAATTGTGATGCCGACTTAACATCAACAACAACTCCATCTATCACGGCATCTTGATGACCAGTTACTCCGTCAAGTTTTAAAGCTCTCTGTTCATCAGTAACAGAATGACCTGCCGTTTTAGATAGTAATAATAATAGTGCCTCTAACATATGCCCATATAAAAACTTAATTCGTGCATGAGCTGGCATATGTTCTCTTAATTCTGGTTTATATAACTCATACCATAATTGACGATCTGGTTTGCCGAGGCTCGACATACGAATACCTCGGCTACCAGATTGTTTTTCTGTTAAGTAAGTAAGAACAGCATCTTTCATACTCTCTGCAAATTTATTTAAATCATGTGGTGTTGGTTTTCTATCGTTACCCTCATCAAACAATTTGTAAATATCTTTTACAAGAGTATCTATGCTTTTCTTACTAGACATTAGAACGGAAGCTTATCGTCTTCCAATTCGTTTTTAGATGCGCCGTTAGTTTTAGCCTGGTATCCAGACTCTTCACTAAACTCATCTAAATTTTCAGAAGGACTGTACTCTACGAGTTTCGTTACTTGTACAGCTTTCAAAGATGAGCCAACACCTTGATTACCACCGACATTATAATCATAGGTATCAAAGGCTACATTAACCAATGAACCATTACCGATTAAAACATCAGAACTAATGGGTGTTTTCTTAGAATCTACAACACGAGGTGCAGAGTTCTTTGTACCATCCTTACGAGTGTACTTTCTTTTAATGGTAACGAAATCATTTCTCTCGTCACCTTTGTTTTTAATACGAGGACCAAGACCCAAATCTTGTAGTTGTTTCTTAGTCTTTGCATCCACTGTTACATCAATGGAAAAGATACCTTGCTCATTGTACTGATCAAAGTGTGGTTGATGGACTTTCGCCCAGTATGCAGTTCCAGATATTACTGGCATAGTTTTCTCCTTATATAAAAGTTTGTAAAAGTTAGTGTCTCCGAAGAAACACTTGGACAGTATACCATACTGTCAGTGGTGTCAACAGTTAGTGAGTTTCTTTCCAAGTCGTGCCGATTGAATACTCACTATCTAGTGGACATCGTAAGTCAAATTGTTTTTCTACACGTTTCATTGCCTCCTTTGTTATGTTACCAAAATCTACAGCTTGTTCCTTACGGACTTCAAACTGTACTTCATCATGGACGTTAGCCACTGGCTTGGCATCCACATTCTGCTTGTCAACCTCATCAATTATATTGAGTAGCCATTGCTTACATATAATTGCACCCGCTCCTTGAATAAGTGTATTCAAACTGGAGTGAATGGATCGAGCAAGTAGAATTCTTTTGTCAAGCGCAACCAATTGGTACTCTCCATACTTGCGCTTTCGTTGTTGTAATAAATTAATTAGATTGTTTGTCAGTGTCTTCATACCTTTAACTTTATTTATAAATCGTTTACGACTAGCGAGTCCAGCCTCTGTATTGCCGCCGACTATCTGGCCAAGCTTGGCATCTCCCGCTCCATAGATAAAGGCATACACCCAAGTCTTTGCCGTCGGTCTATCTTTTAAACCTATGATGTTTTGATTGTAGGTATGTATGTCTCCGTCAACAACTTGTTCAGTAAACTTAGGGTTCTGTAGATAGTGCGCAAAGCATCGTAACTCTAAACCACTAGCATCAGATCCAACCAAACAATACTTGTCTGGGTTTTCTATAGTCCACAGTGAGCGACACTCTTTACCGTAAGGCGAGTAACTTGCTGGGACTTGTGCCATATTAGGACCATAGTGACTCATACGAGATGTAACACAACCAAGTGTAATAACTTTACCATGCACTCGACTATCATCTTTAACATTCTTTAACCATGATTGTATTTGTGACACACGTTTCTCATATAATAAATATTCGGCAATCATCTTAGCTTCTGGATACTCCAACTCTTTTAAAACTTTCTCATCAATTACTGGTAGTCCTGTTGGTGTAGTTTTTTTAGGCACCCAATTATATTTCTTTTGTAATCTCTCGGCTACTTGTTTACGAGAGCTAGGGTTAAACTCATCGACATGATCCTTCAATGGTTTACCAGTAGTCTTATGAAATCGTGGTGTATATATTGTTGGGAATATAGTTTGTAAGTCTTTCTTTAAATCTTCTGATTTTGTTTTTAACTCTTCCAACAAATCATGTGCCTTGTTTACATTTAAATAGAATCCATTCTTCTCTTGTTGGTCTATGATTCTTCTGATGCGATGTTCCATACGTACACTCTCTGTACTAAACCTAGTTATTTTTGGCGCTAGGTGTTGCATAAGTTTACGTGTGACGTGTACATCTTGTTGACAATACTTGAGCATCTCTTCTGAGTATTGATCGAAGTCTTTGAACTCCAGCTTACCGCCTCGTGTAAGTTTCTTACCCCAAGATTTTAAACTATGACCACCATCTATATGCG